GCATACTGCTGTATAATAATCTTATGATGAATGAAAATACTATTAAAAAATTAGGTGCTCTTAGTGGATGGATTGGAATGATTCTGATTCACGGAGCGACACTTCCAACGACTCTCGGAGTAATTTTAGGTTACTCAGACAGGGTTCCACCAGTAAGCATGGTGATTCTTGTTTGGTCTGGTTTGATGCTGTTCTTGTTTAGAGCCATCGTGCAAAAAGATACGCTGTATATCGTATCAAATGCAGTTGGATTCTTCTTCAATAGCATTTTGTTGGCTTTGATTGTTTTTAAGTAAGGATATATTATGGCACTGTTGACTGTTGGCAATCCGAAATTGTTGAAGGGTGAGAAGAAGGGTTTCTTGTCTTCTGTTCTTCACCTAGCACCTGCGAATCTTTCTGGCAAAGAAGTATGTCCTAAGCGAACAGCTGGATGCACTTCTGCTTGTTTGAACACTGCTGGTCGTGGTGGCATCTTCAAGAAAGGTGAATCAACTAATGTGATTCAGCAAGCACGAATCCGTAAGACTAAAGCATTCTTCGAGAATCGTCAAGCATTCTTGAATGAATTGGTTGTTGAGATTATCAAAACAAAAACAAAAGCAGAGAAGCAAGGGTTGACACCAGTGTTTCGTTTGAATGGCACTTCTGATCTCTCGTGGGAAAAATACGAAGTTGCTAATCGTAAGAACATCTTTGAAATGTTTCCTGATGTGCAATTCTATGACTATACTAAAATTGTTGGTCGTAAGGTTTCTCATATCAAGAACTATCATCTGACATTTTCTAATGCAGATGGTAACATCAACGATGTGTTGAAGGCAAAATCTTCTGGTATGAATATCGCTGTGGTGTTCAAGAAAGATCTACCCAAAACATACTTGGGGTTGCCAGTTATCAATGGTGATGAAACAGACTTGCGTTTCTTGGATCCAAAGGGAGTTATCGTTGGCTTGAAGGCTAAGGGTAAAGCAAAGAAAGACACATCTGGTTTCGTGGTGGCATAATGGGACGACCAAGAACAAAAATTCTTCTTAATGAATCTGAAAGACCATTATGTATTAATGATGGTTGTGGTAAACCAGTAACAACTGCTGCTTACTATTCTAATGGTACAGCAAAATGGAGACCAGTTTGTGGACATTGTTCTCAAGCACAGACAGGTAAATTTGCTTATGCTGATGGAGTTTCTCCATTCAAGAAGAATAAATGTTCTAATAAAGATGGAAGATTAGGATTCAAATGTGCTGTGAATTTTAAATTGTTACCTAAAGAGTTTTTCATTACTGAAATGGATCACATCGATGGTAATGACGCAAATAATTCTAAGAAAAATGTGCAAGAGTTATGTGTGATTTGTCATAAAGTTAAGTCACAAATGAGTGGTGATTTAGTTCCAAATTCGAGGAGCAGAGTATGAAGATAGGTGGTATAGATATGCCTATTGTTCAAGAGGATTTTGGATCTAATCTTGAATATGAATGTGCACTGGCTATTGAAGATTGGAATAATCGAATGATGAAAATGGGTGTTAGCATCCCACATGATCGACAGGTATTGGTATTTGAGATGATGTGTGTTGTTGCGCACAGAACAGTAATGGGTTTATATGAAGACGGAAAAGACGACGGAAAAGACGAAGAGGATCCCTCGCAGGAACCATGTGGCTAAAGACTTGCGTACTCCAAAGTACCGCATGAGAGTTGTTGCAAGTAAAAAATTATATAAAAGATTGAAAAGGATTAAACATGAGTGTGAATGAATTTCTTGAAGTGTTGGCTGCAAACCCATCACGAAATTTTAAACTAGAACAACTGAAGTTGTATAGTAACAATGAAACTTTGCGTGAAGTGATTCGTCTTGCGCTGGATCCATTCACTCAGTTCTATCAGCGTAAGATTCCCTCTTACACTACAGACAAACATCAAACAAGTTTGGATCAAGCACTGGTTGCTTTGTATGATTTGTCTTCAAGGACTGTAACTGGCAATGCTGCAATCGAATACTTGCGTATGCTTCTCTCATCCGTTTCAGCTGATGATGCTAAGGTTATTGAACGAATCATTAAGAAAGATTTGATGTGTGGTGTTCAGGCATCCACTGCTAACGATGTATGGATGGGATTGATTCCCGAATATCCATGCATGTTGTGTTCTCCATTTGAGCAGAAGTTGGTTGAGAAAATTAAGTATCCAGCCTATGCTCAAATGAAGATGGATGGTATGCGATTCAACGCTATTGTCCGTGAAGGTAAGTGTGAATTTAGGAGTAGAAATGGAAAAGAAATTCAGTTATTGGGCAACCTTGAGCAAGAATTTATTGCTCTTGCTGGCGATATCGATTGTGTCTTCGATGGTGAACTTTTGGTTATGCTTGATGGTGATCATCAGTTTGCTGATAGGCAGACAGGCAATGGTATCCTCAACAAAGCAAACAAAGGAACAATCTCTGTAGCAGAAGCAGCAATGGTGCATGCTACTGTCTGGGATCTAATTCCTTATGTTCAGTTCATTGAAGGTAACTGCCCATTCCCTTATTCAAAACGATTCTCAACTCTACAAAATATAGTTGGTGAGCAGTCATCTGAGAATAAAAAGATATGGATGGTTACATCTACTATGGTGCAAACATTAGAAGAAGCACAGGATATTTTCCAAGAATATCTTGGTCTTGGATACGAAGGTATCATTCTTAAAGATGGTTCAGGTATTTGGGAAGATAAACGAGCCAAGCACCAGATTAAGTTTAAGGGTGAATTGGAATGCGATCTTAAGATTGTAGGGACTGAACCACACAAGAAGAAACCTGAGTGGCTTGGCGCAATTATCTGCGAATCCTCTGATGGTATTATTAAAGTAAATGTAGGAAGTGGATTCAATGATGAACATCGCAAGACGCTTAAAGAGAAGGATATTCTGGGCAAGATTGTCGCTATCAAATACAATGCTCGCATTAAGAATAAAGCTGGTGAAGAAAGTTTGTTCCTCCCAGTCTTTGTCGAACTACGAGAAGACAAGGATATCGCAGATTCTACTAAGGAAGTGAAATGAGTTTAGATGTAGATTTGATGGTTACACAACCATGCTCTGTTTACAGTGGCAACATTACCCACAATCTCGGCAAGATGGCTGGTGAGGTAAAGTTGTCCAATGGTATGACACTGTATCAGATTCTTTGGCGACCAGATGAGCAGGTAGGACTGAAGTATGCTAAAGACATTGCAGAGTTGCTTGATGAAGGTTGGAATATTCTGTTGTCAGATCCAACACACTTTATGCAATGGGATCCACCAAACCACTGGGGTAGTTATGAAGGGTTGTGCAACTTTGTTTACAATTATCGCAATGCATGTTGGGACAATCCAGAAGCAGAGTTGAGTGTGAGTAGATAATTGCAATCGAGTTGTCTGAAATTCGAAGGTATCGTATAATAGATTATAGGTTGATTACAGGAGATTGATATGCCTAACTGGTGCACGAACGCTGTGACTATTAGTCACGAAGATGTTACAAAGATTGACTTGATTGAATCAGCATTGAAAACTGAAGAGAAACAAGTATTCACTGCCATTCGTCCAATGCCACCATCTGAAGAAGAAAACTGGTATAGTTGGAATGTGAATAATTGGGGTACGAAGTGGGATGCCTCAGTTTATGATTGGGAACGACAAGACGAAAACACCATCACTATCAATTTCGATACTGCATGGTCTCCTCCAACAACTCTCTATGAGTTCATGGAAGAAGAAGGATATAATGTCAATGCATACTATCACGAGGGTGGTATGTCGTTTTGTGGTAGATTCCAAGATGGTTTTGATGAATACTTCGAATATGATATTACTGACAGAGATTCAATTGAATCGTTGCCTGAAGACATCGTTGACTTTGCTGACTTGATGAATGCTCATGAAGACTGGGTAGCAGAAAACGAAGAAGAGGAATGGGATCCAGCTGAAGAGTTGGAGAAAATTGAAGTACCTAAGGATGTAAAATGAAAGTTGTAATCAATCGTTGCTTTGGTGGTTTTGGTTTGTCCAAAGAAGCATGCCAACGATATTGGGAATTGAAGGGTCAACGAGTTTGGATCGAGGATGATACCAAATTCAAATCAATGGGTTTGTTTACTGTTTGGTTAGTTGCACCAGAAGATCGTCTTGAATCGAAAGAGGGTGAAGCATTCTATTCAATGAGCATGGATGAACGAAAAGAATACAACCAGAAACATTCAGAGCAGACTTGGTATTATCGAGATGTAGATCGTAATGATCCAACATTGGTTGAGGTAGTAGAGCAGATGGGTGACGCTGCAGCTGGTCGTCACGCAGAGTTAGCAGTTGTGGAAATTCCAGATGGTGTGTGCTGGGCGATTGAAGAATACGATGGTCGTGAACATGTAGCAGAAACTCATAGGACTTGGTACTAATATGTATGATATTGAAGAAATCCGTTTAGCTCGTGCTCTTGGACGAATGATTGAAGAAGAACTCAAGAAAGGTAATAAGTTACCTGATGAAGTACTTCGAGCATATGAAGAGTTGTATAAGCATTGGCAGTATCAAATGAATACAGAATTGTCATGAAGAATTTAGAAATTCCATTTGAAGTTGCCGATGGCATCACAAAAGCGAATTTGATCGAAGCAAGAAATTATCTTCAGTCAGAATTAGATCAATGGGAAGCAAATCCAAAGGATGAAACAAATCCTGATGGTTATTGGTTGCATCCTGAAGATGTGGTCATTAACATGCAGTTGGTTAAAGCGATGTCATTAATTATCAATTACTATGGTGGTGAAAATGCGTAAAGAACTTGATGAAGCACTATGTGCTAGGTATCCGCTGATCTTTAAAGATCGTAATGAGAATATGCAGAACACAGCAATGTGCTGGGGTTTTGAATGCGGTGATGGTTGGTATAACATCATCGATGTTCTTTGTGGTAAATTGTGTAGTGAATGGCTCGGTGCTAAGAGTCGCTATGAATTCATCAAAGATAAAGTTGGTGAGAAGATGTATGGTGGCTCTGGTAATATTATCACACAGGGTGAGATTGATCTCCGTAAACAAATTATGGATGAAGAAGCCAGTAAGGTTCCAGTTGCTGTTCAAGTGAAAGAGAAGTTCGGTGGACTTCGATTCTATGTTCAAGCTGCAACTGACGAACACTATCAGTATATTTCTTTCGCAGAGTCTATGAGTTATCGTACATGCGAGGAATGTGGTGCTCCAGGAAAAACTTATACTGATGGTTGGCACATGACTCTGTGTGATATTCATGCTGCTATGAATGGTAAAGAAGAAGAGTATGTTTATGAGGAGAATGAATAATGTTTTATAGTAAAGATTCTATTGAAGAAAACTTCTCTCTTGTTCTAAAGAAACTAGAAGAACAAGAATTATTCATATTTCAACCAATGCCAATTTACAAACATGGTGAACGATGGACTGACGAATTTCGTATTCGTGACGGACATACTAAACTGGCTGATGGTACATGGGTTACTGTTCACAACTTAACTAAGTATGTCAGTTCAATTCAAAAAGATACTACAGACTTATATGAACAACATCAAAAAACTCTGCGTGAGTTGTCTCTTGCGAAACAGAAAAATCGTGAGATGGAATATGGATTAAGAGTCGCTGCAAAATCTCTCAGTAAATCCCTACAACTAACTCAGGATATGGTTAATGATTAAATACGATAGTTATAATAGAAAGGTTCCAGCTTTGTTACAATCTAAAACAACAGTCTCAGACGAAATGTCTATGAGCATCAAACGAGAATTTATTGAGGGTTATGTACTCAAAGTTAAATGGAGTACTTTCGGTGATCAGTCTCCAATTTTGGTTTCAGCTAAAGAAGTTGAAAATGGTGATGGTGAATTTATTAAGGTGAGGGTATATCCGTATGAGTCCAACTAATTTTGCGGAGATAGATTTTACTGATGGCTATCAAGTCCGTCTTGAGCATCAGTATGATGAGAAGTACGATTCGCACCGAATTTGTATTAAGCGACAGAGTACGGATCCTGATCCAACATACAAGAAGCCAGAGTACAGCGATGTAAACTTCTTCTTGGATACACCGCACTTCAAACAGTTTTGTAATTTTTTTAATATGATAGGTGAGAATAATGATTTCAAGTAATAGTGGTATAGACTTTATCCAATTGGCTCGTGCTTCAGGTGTTGATCCTGAATCGATTATGAACACTCCTGAGTTTGCAGAGTGGTTGCGTGAATATCTTTCTGAGAGTAAAATTACTGTTACTTTCACCAAGAAAGATGGAACAGATCGCAAAATGTTATGCACTCGTAACTTTAGTGTAATTCCAGAGGACAAACATCCAAAGGGTGGTTCAACTCAACCAGCAACTAAAACTGATGCTGTCCAAGTATTTGACTTGGAAATTAACGAATGGCGATCATTCAACACTAGCAACATTAAACGAATCGAATGGGATAACCAATGACACAAACTATTTCAAGTCCAGCAGATCGTCTGAAGATCAAGAAAATGCTTGGAGAAATCTCCAGCAGCATGACACGAATCGAAGCAGAGCGAGATCTGATCCGTGAGACTATCAAAGATATGTCTCAACAATTCCAACTATCTAAACGACAGTTGGCTCGTATGGCTAAAGTTTATCATAAGCAAAACTACAATCAAGAGGTAGCTGAGCATGAAGAATTTGAGTCACTGTATGAAACTATCTGTCAGGAAAAATCAGAATGAGTACCATTTCAAATGGAGTGTATGATGTCACTCGTGAAGAATACATCGCAGTTCTAGAAACAGAAGTAGAAACTCTGCGTCGTTACTACTACAATCCAGATGCAGAAGGCACTGGACATTTCAACACTGCAATTTCCGTACTGCAATTGCGTATTAAAGAATTGAAAGAAACTGAACATGCTTAAGATTTTATTGTTGATTGCACTAGTAATCTTTTTAATTGTAATTGCACCACTTGCAACTATCTGGTCATTGAACACACTGTTCCCATCTCTTGCAATTCCAATTTCTTTGGATACTTGGATGGCAGCATTCCTGCTGTCTGCAGTGGTTTCAGGTCAGGGTCTTTCTTTCTCTAAAAAGTAACCTTACAATCCGTGGGGTTATTAGTTGTCTTTAATTGCAGTCTGCGGTATAATAGATTATAAACATGGAGGTATATACCTATGGCTACTACAGCTAAACGCAAACTGCAGATCGCAAAAGTCGAACGAATGATGAAAGGTTCTGAGGTACAACTCAGACCAGATAATTACAAGGTTGACTTGTTGCATGCATTAAATTATTACAGCTACAGTCACGATGACAAAGAAAAGAAAAAGTGGCTCATCACTCATGTGGCGAAGACAGACAAGAAACTTGCTGCTCTGTTGCTGAAAGTCGATGAGTCGCATTTCCGTCATGCTGGTGTGTTGGCTCGAATGGTTGATGGTGGTTCTGTCCTACAGGAAAAGGAAGAATTGTTCTTAGCTACCAAGATCAAAGAATTGACCAAAAGGATTCCAACACCAGTAAAAGAAGTTGCTGCTACTGCGGAGAAACCTGTGACTAATGTAATCTCAATTCAGGATCGAATGATCGAGAAAGCACACGAGATTGCTGGTGAGTTTGAAGGCATGCTCGATGATTTTATGCTTGAAGATAAAACATTCGATGCCAAAGAAACTCTGAAACAACTACAAGTTGCTGGACCAATTGCTAAGTTGGTCTCACCTATGTTCGATAAAACTATTGCTGAACTGCAAGAAGTACTCGAAGGTAAAGACGCACAGTTGGTTGAAGGTTACTCGCATATGAAGAAAACTAAGATCAAGAAATATCTTGCTCTTGTTGAATCGATCAAAGATGCCTGTGGTCTTCAAGTTCAGGTAGCAAAAGCCAGTCGTGCACCACGACAACGCAAAGAGAAACCTGCTGGTGTTCTCGTTGCTAAAATGAAGTTCATGAAAGACTGTCCTGAGTTTGGAATCAAATCTATTCTCGCTTCATCAATTGTGAACAGTCAGGAACTGTGGGTATTTAACACGAAGTATCGCAAACTGCAGGTATATCGTGCTATTGATGCGAAGGGATTATCCGTGAAGGGTACTACTATCGTAGGTTACGATCCAGAGCAGTCTGGGTCAAAGATGTTGCGCAAGCCAGAAGTAATCAAGAACTTTGCGACAATGACTAAACGACCACTGACTACTGCATATAAGGCACTGACCACTAAAGAACAAGCAGTAAATGGTCGTGTGAATGAAGAATGTATCCTATTGAAAGTATTTTAAAATGATTCTAATTGACTACTCGCAAGTTTCACTTGCCAACATCCTATCGTTCAAGAAAGAACTGATGTCGGATAACCAACAAGAAGTTACTAACCTAATCCGTCATGCGACTCTATCCACCATCAAAGCATACAAGAAGAAGTATGGTAAAGAGTTTGGTGAGGTAGTAATCTGCTGTGATGGTCGTAAGTACTGGCGCAGAGACTTTTTTGAAAACTATAAGGCTGGTCGAAAGAAAACTAGAGATGCGTCTGAACTCGACTGGCATATGATCTTCGATACACTGGGAAAGATTCGTGATGAAATGATTGAGAATTTTCCATATAAGATTATTCATCTTGAACAGTGCGAAGCGGATGACATCATTGCTGTGCTCGCTAAAGGCAACCAAGATTTTGGTTTCGGTAATGAGCCAGTGATGATTGTCTCATCCGACAAAGACTTCAAACAACTACACAAGTGGAGTAATGTAAGTCAGTTTAGTCCAATCTTGCGTAAGATGATTAAGGTTAAGCCAACTGAGATTCATCCTAATCTGATTGAGCATATTGTTAAAGGTGACTCAGGCGATGGTATCCCAAACATCTTAAGTAAGGATGATGTATTTGTTAAGGGTGAGCGACAAACACCAGTCAGTGCTAAACGACTAGCTGAGTTTGTTGAGAATGGTTTCACTGCTTGTCGCACTGATGAAGAACGAAGAAACTGGCAACGGAATCAGAAACTGGTTGACTTTGCTCACATTCCAGAGAATATTCAAAAGACCATCATGGATACCTATCTAAATACTAAACCAAAAGGCGACAAGATGAGCATCATGAATTATCTGATTGCGAATAGATGTCGATTGTTACTAGACGAAATTGAGGAATTTTAATATGGCACAACCACTCACAGAAATTTTACAGTACTTGAATGAGAATCCTAAAGATGGGATGATGAAGCACAAAGAAAGAATTGGTGCACTAACCATTATCTTTCAACATGCATATGATCCAGAGAAGAAATTCGTACTGCCTGATGGAGATCCTCCATTCAAACCTGCAGCTGAACCACTAGGAATGACACCAACAAATCTGTATACAGAGTTGCGTCGTTTCTATGTATTCTGCCGAAAGGATTTGAAGCAGTTGCAGAGAGAGCAATTGTTCGTAAATCTTCTTGAAGGCATCCACCCTGATGAAGCCAAGATGATGATTGCAATTAAGGATCAAAAAATCAACAAATTGTACCCTAAATTGACCCGAAAATGGGCTGAGGAACACAGGCTAGTCGCCCCTATCGTGAAGGCTCCAAAAACCCCTGCGTAAGTTGTTGTTTTTGCAAGGAAAAATAACCCTACCGAGTGTAGGGTTTTTCTCATTTAGTGCTTGTCTTTAATTGCATTTGGCTGTATAATAATCTTATGATGAATGAAAAAGGTAACGAAATGACTAGCTGGGAAGAGATGTCTGTGTTAGAACAAATGCAGTGCCAGTATTGGGATATGTACAAGGATGCCTACGGTAGTCGTCCTCGTGGCATCGATACATCCAGCTGGACTGAAGAGCAGTTCATGGCTGAATTCGAAGTGCTTGGTCGTGCTATCGAACAGTCTGAAAAACAACGCAAGGCTGATGAAGCAGAAGCGATTGTTCGTTTCGAAGATCGTGTCCTTAACCTAATGCACACTGGCACTAATCGTGACCGAGTGATTGCTTGGTTGATGGACGCTGAGGGTTGTAATGGTGACTTTGAGTATTTCTGTTTTACTCAGGGTCTTCCTTATGGTTATTTTAATGTGAAAGAGGTGGCATAATGCGTGGTTCAATTCGTACTATTGTTGGTTTGGTTATTGTGTTCGGTGCTGTTGGTGGTATGGAACAGCCAGAAAATTCTCTGTTGGCTTGCGTGGCTCTCGCTGCAGTTGGCTTGGCTTTGATGTTGTCTGGTGTTAATGCCATGAAGGAAATTCGCTAATGGGATACTTCAGTAACTTGCATGGAAACATTATTGAGTTGCATGAAGATGGACTCAGTATTGATGAGATTGCTCGTCAACTGAAAGTTGACCTAGTGACAGTGGCAGAAATTGTAGCTGATTATGATCAGGATCTATATGATGACTCCATGGATGGAGATTTTGATTCTGCGATGACCAGTGCTGGAATGGGCACTGATGAAGATTATGGTTATTATGGAGATGAGTGAAATGAATTTTATTGTTGAAGACAAAGACACAGTTGAGTATCGTGGTGAGATTTTTAGTCGCACCCATGGAAGTCCTTTCGATCGTGGTTCAGCTGACAGCTACTACCATCGTCCAGAAGATCCACACTACTACCCTGAAGGTACTTACAGAGGTGATCGTGTAGAGTCGAAAGACATGAGCATGGCAGAGTTGCGTGCTTACTTTGCTGGTTATGAATTCAACGAACGATTCGGTGATAAGAAAGATTGGAATTGATATGAAGAAAAAACAAAAGAAAACATTAGGTGAATTGTTACGCAAGAGACTGGGTTTGAAACCTACTCTGGGACAATTGCTTAGAAAGAAATTGGGGAGTTGATGATGTTAGCATACTGTGATTACATGGCGAAAGTCATAAATGAATCACTGAAGAAAGACAGCCATGTGTATGGTTCGTTTGTTGATTCAGTGGGTAAAGTAAATTGGGATCTTGGATCGAAAGGCGAATTCCTTTCTACTAAGAAAACCATGACTGTGGTTGATAGAAATGGTAAGAACTATCGTATTGTTGTTGAGGAAATTTGATGAATAAGTTTATGAAAATGAAACAAATTAATGAGGTGAATCGAGAGATTCTTTTGATCACTCAGGAAGAATGTGCTGAAGTTACTCAGGCTATCAGCAAGGTATTCCGATTCGGTATGGAAGACAGCCACAAAGGACAAACGAATCGTGAGCACCTTGAAGAAGAAATTGGTGACTTGATGTGTATGATTGACTTGCTTATCGATAATGGTATCGTTAGCGAGTCAGCAGTAATGACTGCAAAGAATGAGAAGCTGAACAAGCTGATGACATGGTCTGGTATTTTTAAGGATGCAGCGTGAGTATTACAATTACTGGTATAACAAAGCGACAGAAACGCATGCTGAACATCATGTGGAATCTGGAATCAGAGGATGATTACTTTGAGTGGTATCATTCTTTGGATGAAGAGTTGCAACAAGAAGCAGAATTGCTCCAGCGACTAGTCATCATGGCAGAGTTGGACAACGAGGTTCGTGATACAACTGAAGCAAAGAAATTGATTGAAGGGATTATGTCGAAATGACACACACTAAAGTTGAACTTGAAGAAGCGTTCGAGTACTTGGAAGAGTTGAGAGAGTCTGGTATAACGAACATGTATGGTGCTGCACCATATCTTGCTGCTGAGTTTTCTATCACAAACAGTGACGCTAGAGAAATCTTATCCAAGTGGATGGAAAGTTACAGGAAATGAAACAGAAGTGGGTTGAAGCATTCATGGACACAGCTGAGCGATTTGCTCAGTTGTCTTCAGCGAAGCGATTGCAGGTAGGTGCGGTGGTGGTGAAAGACAATCGTATCATCTCAATCGGTTACAATGGTATGCCAGCTGGTTGGACAAATGATTGCGAAACAGTTGTCCAGTTGTCTGATGATACGGTAGAATTGAAAACGAAAGATGAGGTTATTCATGCAGAAGCAAACGCTATTCTCAAGTTGGCTCGTGATGGTGAATCAGGCAATGGTTCCGTGTTATTCTGTACTCATGCTCCTTGTGTGCATTGCGCTAAGTTAATTCATGGTGCTGGCATCAGTCATGTGTACTATCGAGAATCATATCGTGACACAATTGGTTTAGATTTTTTGCAGAAATGTCAAATAAATTTGTCTAAAGTGTGAAAGTGCGGTAAGATATTGACTAAATAGATCATAGTCTTACAAGTTGTAAGGTTATTGGTTGTCGGTAAATAAATTTTAAGGTAAGATTCAGTTATGAAATCGTTAAACATATCCAGAGTTATGCAGAAGCATCTCCCACTATCAAGTGGCTGGACATGCACACGCCCATCATTTGGATATGCGATTGAGAATGATACTGGGGGTTTTGGAAAGTAGATTAGACAACAAGTCTGTTTCCCAAAACCCTCTACCTGAAAAGTTAGAGGGTTTTTTGTTTTAGGGCATCGTCCCAAATTGTTCTTTAAAATTTGAGTAGTTTTTGTTGGGGATTTGTGTAGTGGTAGCACAACAGACTTTGACTCTGTCGGTACAAGTTCGATTCTTGTATCCCCTGCCAAACTAAAACGCATTGGTTACTAAGCCAGTAGGTGGCATAGTAGAGAAATATTCCTAGTGACGGCTAGGCTCTGCTATGTTACACGAAAGATGGAAACGAAGTCGAAAGATGGATACGGTGGTCACGCTGGAACAACTTAGCAAGTAATGTGGATAACAGACAAGTCCATGGACGGCATGGTAGGTCAGGTTCAAATCTGAGTTCTCTGTTAAACATCCAGTGCGTTTTAGTTTGGCAATACTCGATTCGTCTAGTGGTCAGGACATCAGGTTTTCAACCTGAGAAGAGGAGTTCAATTCTCCTATCGAGTACCAGAATATTGGGGGTAAAACTTTAAAGTGAAGTAACTGGCTTTTAACCAGTAAAATAAGGAGCATTACCTTATACCCCTACCAATCAATGGTGTCTTTAGTGTAGAGGTTCGCACCCGACTCTGTGAAAGTCGTAGTATGGGATCGTTCCCCATAAGACACCCCAATGGTGATATAGCAAAGTGGTAATGCGACAGCTTCATACGCTGTTTACCGTAGGTTCGAATCCTACTATCACCACCAAGAAGAATATGGAAGTGTGCGCTGAATTGGTTGAAGGCAACGGACTGTAAATCCGCCACATAAGAAACATTGTAGGTTCGAATCCTACCACTTCCACCATGGTCTCAAAGTGTTCATGGACGCACACGACACTGTCACTGTCGAAGAAGGGGATCGTTACCCCTTGAGACCGCCAAGTTTTTGTCGCTTTAGCAAATGTGGTCATTGCAGCAGTTTGAAGCACTGATGAACAAGGTTCGATCCCTTGAGGCGACACCAATATTATTATGCCCCATTGGTGAAATGGATGATCATACTGTGCTACGAACGCAGAGGTGGAGGTTCGATTCCTTCATGGGGTACCAAAGTTTATGGAAGGTTAATTCAGCTGGGCTGGACTCTGCCTTGAAAGCAGAAGGTGTGCGAAAGCGCATGGAGTTCGATTCTACCATCCTTCCTCCATATTATTCCCGATTAGCTCAGCGGTAGAGCACTCGCTTGATAAGCGATAGGTCAGTGATTCGAATTCACTATTGGGAACCATGCCCCTATGGACAAATTGGTAAAGTCGCTTCTCTCAAAAGGAAGAGGTATCTCTGTTCGAATCAGAGTAGGGGCACCAGATTATGCGGATGTGATGGAATTGGTATACATGTTAGTCTTAGAAACTAAATCCTGCGAGTTCGAGTCTCGCCATCCGCACCATTATATTATGCAGGATTAATTCAGTGGTAGAATGTCTCGTTGCCAACGAGAATGTCATCGGTTCAAATCCGATATCCTGCTCCAGTTAGTTGCCTCGTTATTTCAGTGGTAGAATGTCTCTTTTACACGGAGAAGGTCGGCAGTTCAAATCTGTCACGAGGTACCAAGTTGTCTTGTAAGTTTTTGATAAGTATAATAGAGTTATTCCAGTGTAGCACAGCGGTAGTGCAGTTGACTGTTAATCAATTGGTCGTAGGTTCGATCCCTGCCACTGGAGCCAGTTTTATTCGGAGTGTAGCGCAGTCTGGTAGCGCACCTGCTTTGGGAGCAGGGGGTCCAAGGTTCGAATCCTTGTACTCCGACCATTTTGGGGGATTAGTGATAATGGGAGCACATGTGCTTTGCAAGCATGAAGTGGGAGTTCGATCCTCCCATCCTCCACCAAAACTCTCCATGACACACGGAGTATAATGAGATAAGTTGTGTGTCGAAAAATTTCGCTCTTTTAGTATACTGGTATTATGTCGGTTTTGTAGTCCGAAGAAGGTGGTTCGATTCCATCAAGGAGCACCAAGTTTTGTAAGTGTTAGCAAGAGAAAGTCACGCTGTCTAGGTTTCTTCGAAGGACTGAAACAGTAGAAGGTGATGGGTTCGACACCCACTAGGTCCATTGAGGCGACTAAACTGGACAAGTATCCCAAGTATCGTACCGAGTCCTGCTCGAGCTAGTTAATTCAGGTGAATGGTGTCAATAACGATGGTGGCACAACTTACAAATTCAATAATATCTCGATAGTGTAATGGCAGCATACCAGTCTCCAAAACTGTTGGTCGGGGTTCGAGTCCCTGTCGGGATGCCAGATATGTTTCTTTGTTCAAAGGAGAAAGCGATGTCAAATGAAGATCAGAAAATTCAACACTCAAAACGAATTTATCAGAAAGATGTCAAGATAAAGAAACAAACAAAAATTGCCAAAGCACATGGTGTTCCTGTGACTGAGGCACATCGTTTTAACAAGCACCATGCATTGAATTGCGGTCAGCCTGATTGTGTCATGTGTGGTAATCCTCGCAAAGTATGGGGTGAGAAAACTATACAAGAGCAGAGATTTGAACAGAGAGAAAAGGAAGATGGGCAGGATGGTAATGCAGCGGATTGCTAATCCGTAGATCGTAGTAATACGGTCACAGGGTTCGACTCCCTGATCTTCCACCAAGATATCCCTATCGTATAATGGATAATACAACTCTCTTCTAAAGAGTGAATGTGGGTTCGATTCCTGCTAGGGGTGCCAGAGTTTGCGGATGTGATGGAATTGGTATACATATCAGACTTAAAATCTGAGTTCTGAGGGTTCGAGTCCCTCCATCCGTACCAATGGGCTAATAGCTTAATGGTAAAGCAGTCGACTCATAATCGACTGAGTCTAGGTTCAATTCCTAGTTAGCCCACCATTTTAAAGAAGGAAGAAGGATGATATGAATGTACTAGCATTAGACTCCAGTGGTCTCCCAAGAGCATGGGTAAACTTCGAAGACGCAATTTGTTATTACGCTAAAGACCAAGTTGTTTGGTCATTGGGTGAAACTGTTGCGACATTTCGTGGCGGATACAGAAACGACGGATCACAGTCTATACTAGAAACAAAGTCTATCATTGCTGTTCGTGGTTCTGTTTCACTACAGAAAATTGGAAAGGTATCGCTGACTAACAAAACTCTATTTGGCAGAGACAGACACATGTGTGCTTATTGTGGCACTGTTGGTGGTTACTCTGCTCTATCGAGAGATCATGTGATGCCAAAATCAAAAGGTGGTTTGAATACTTGGACTAATGTGGTTACTGCTTGCTTGAGTTGCAACTCTAAGAAAGGTAGCAAAACATTGGACAAAGCGAAGATGGAATTACTCTATGTTCCATATGAACCAAATCACTATGAGAATATGATTCTGATGAATAGAAATATTCTTGCAGATCAAATGAACTACCTGATGTCAGGTGTTCCAAAGAATAGTAGAGTGAGAGAATATGTGGGTGTGCACTGAATGGTTAGGTAGCAGATTGCAAATCTGAGTAATGCAGGTTCGATCCCTGTCACCCACTCCAAGTTGTCTGCAATTATTTGCTGATGTATAATTAGTTATTGTTTAAAGGAATTGTTATGGAAAAAATTAATCTAAGGAAAGCAAACGCAATTCAGAGCGAGATCCGTAAAGCGATCAATAGTTCTGGAGTGCAAGAAACTCTGAGCATTACTGAGTACACTCAGAATGTTGCCACTGAGTTTGAATTCGCAAAGGATGCCTTTGCTGTTGATGTTACTCGTAAGGTAGCATTGAACACTGCTCTGTTTAACATTCGCAAGAGTGTTGCTCAAGCCAATGCCAACAATGGCATTAGCGATATCCTCGCTGATGTTGAGTTGATTGATGCAACTATGACTGTGTACAGTAATGTGGCATCTAAACAAGTGGCTAAAACTCTCGAAGAGATCAATGCTCGTATCGAGAAAATCAAAGCAACACCAGCAGAATCTGCTCGTGCATCCATCTATGGTGATCGTTACAACAATGTGGAAACATCTGTTGTTGAGCAAAGCACTATTGATATTGCCAAGCAAAGAGTCAAACAACTGAAGAGAGATAAACAAACTCTTCAAGACAAACTGTTGGAATTGAATGTCAACACAGTAATCGAGATCTCTGATGTCGATGTGATGGTGTTGAGAGTTGAAGGAATTATGTAAGTTTAGAGGAACAGTGCCGATAAGAGAGCAGATGGATAGTTGCGAAAACTAAAAATCCTACAAAGATTTTTGGCTTGGTCTTGAAAACCAACTCCGAACAATCGTGCTCAAACTTATAGTAGTGTGCTCCACGGATTACACTTGACTGTTATAGTCGCTGCTTGTTGCTCCGTGGTATACTGTTGTGGGCTGTTTATTGAATGTTGTCAGTTGCTTATTGCAATGCGACTATTCGCTTGAATTGAAACATTGTTCCTCACCTGCAGGGTTAGTTTAATGGTAAAACTCCATCCTTCCAAGTTGGTGTCGTGAGTTCGATTCTCACACTCTGCTCCATTAGTTTAGTGTTATCAAGGTATCGTCATAGGACGCTATGACTACTCGACAGTAAGGGTGCGACCAACACTGTCTGATATAACTGTTATTCGCTTGTCAGTGCTAGCTACATTGTTGACAAATAGGCACGATAACACTAAACTAATGGAACTAAATACTTGACCAGCCCATTTAGCTCAGTTGGTAGAGCATCTCATTAGTAATGAGGAGGTCTGCGGTTCGAATCCGTAAATGGGCACCAAACATAGGAGAAGCACTTGACAATACCGCAGAGACAGAAAGAGTACGGCAGAGGTAAGCATAAAGAAAAAAGATTTGACGGCAGTAAAGTCATTGTACAAGATGGAAAATTTGAGCAAGCACTGAGACAGTTCAAACGAAAGATCGAAGATAATGGACTGCTTCAGGAAGTAAGAGAAAGACAAGAATACATTAAGCCAACTACTAAACGAAAGATGGCTAAGGGTAGAGC